AAGCGGATCGGCTTGGGCATGCGAACGATCACGATACCGTTCCAGAGCATCGCGTCGCCCATCAGCACGGGGTTATTACCGGCTTGCTGTGCACGTGCCATCGAGTTGGCTTGCAAGGTGCGGACATTGCCACTGTTGGACTGCAAGAAGCTGGTGTACTGCTCGGCAGAGCACAGCAACACGCGCAAGGGCGAGTCGTTGGCCATCTTGTCACCCTCAAAGATCACTGGGGGCGGTGGTACAGCCATGCTTTCCAGCTGAGTGCGCAGCGCATCAACCAGATCGGCATTGAAGATGTCGGTCGTGGCGATGGTGATCTCGTTTGCAGCGGCCTTGACAGTCTCAATGCCAGTGCCAGTGCTGATGAAGTGGCGGTTCTTTGTCGGAGCCTTCACTGCATTGACTGCGATTTCGGCAAAGTCAGGATCACTGGCCTTTGGAACCGCCCATTCGATGTTGTCATGGAAACCACGGGCGCCGGCCAGGTGGGTCAAGATCAACTGATCAGACAGGCGGGCCATGTAGTTCTCGCCCAAGGCACGGGCCAGCTTGCGCAACTCGTGCGGGGTGCGTTGCTGAGTCATGGTGTCACCAGCGCCGATCGGGTAGCGCGCCTGGTTGATGCGCAAACGATCTTGGCTGAAGCTCATGGAGCGACCCAGACCCTCGGCCATGCGAGAGCCCATGATTGGCTTGCCGCCCATGGGGTTGATCAGATCAAAGGTGATCTCATCGCCGGCCATCTTTTGCAAGTCCATGCAGCGAACAATCGGCATTTCATTGCTCGACTGCTTGCGAATGGTTGACTCAGCTTCGGCTTGTTGCGGGAACTTGCCAGTGAGACGATTCAACGTCGTGTTGCGCTGCATGTTCGCAGCGAAAAGGCCAGCCGATTGCAGTTTGATTGCCTGCGGGCTGCCATAAGGAATAGTGGTTGAACCCATAATAAATCTCCTTCAGTGGGACCAGCGACGCCATCCCGGCGTTGCCAATAAAAGGTTCAGAGAACCCGGTTCATCAAATCCAAAGCGTTTGAGCTGTTCGTAAAACGGTTCAACATTGCTTGATCTGACATCTGCATAATTGCTTGCACCTCGTCTGTTGACACGTTTGCGCCGGCCGGTACTTCCGACAGACTCATTGGTGGCGCAGACTGGGCTTTCGCAATAGCCGCTTGCGCAGCCGCTGCGGCACTCACTTTCGTGGGCGCTGCAAGCTTTCCAGTAGCGGCCTTGTAGGTATTAAGTGCTTCAATAACCTGCTCGGCGGTGCCTTGTGTGATGACGGCTTTGTAGCCATCACGCACAAACGACGGTTGGTTGTCAATCCACTTGGCAAAACTCTCGCTCTGCGCAATGGACTCAACATCAGGGTGGACGGCTTCAATGGCGGCAAAGTGGGCGGTTTCTGCTGACTCTGCTTGCTTTGCTTGCAACGGGGCAAGCACGGCATTCAGCTTCGCGTCAAATTCAGCCTGGAGCGCAGCGGTTGTGTTCGCTACGATCTTCTTCACGCCATTGGCGATATCTTCCTCGCTGAAATCACCGAACAGTTCTTCATCATCGACTTCCAGCGTTTCCGCTGGCACTTGCTCTGCGGGCTTTGTGGGCTCCGGCTTTGCTTGTGCATCGAGTGCGACCTGTTTCCAGTACTTCGCTTCTTCCCTCGCCTCGACCAGCTTCTCGTATTCGATGGTGTGAACACCGTCCTTGGCAAGAATCACCGGCTTGGCTTCTTCAACCGCTTTACCTGCTACCTCGGTGTTTGCTTGATCAGTGATGGCTTCGGGCTGGCCATCCGTTTCCAGCGTGATGCTGGTATCGCCCTCGGGCATCTCCATGAGACGCGCCGCCTGTTCAGGTGTCAAAGCACCGTCGATAGCGTTGTTCTGAAAAAACTCCACTTGAGTTGTCGTCATTTGCCTTATCCCTGTCACTTATCGTTGTGACCACAGAAGGGGTTGCGAATGAGCATGGGGACGAATCCCCGCACTCTCCATTTCACGGAAGCCCACGCTTCACAGCGTTGGCTTTGCTTGGCCCTCACGGGTTAGCGGTTGTGACTATGCGACTGAGAGATATTTAGTGCAAACCCTAGTGGGGGGTTGGGTGTGCGCAGGCGTAAAAAAGCCCCTGCTTGAGGGGCTTGGTGTTAGGCGATGTTGTCTACAAAAGGAATCCGCGAGATTGCATGAAGTCTATTGGGTGTTTAGCACTCTTTTGCTGGTTGCATGTTGCGCGCATCAGTTGAATATTGTCTTCCCCATCAGTCTTGACGCATAGTGTCCATGCCCTGATTCGCGCCATCAAACGGGCTGGATGGATTCATAGGTGTCATGGGAGATGTATCACCTTGCGCTGGCATCTGTTCAGACTGTGGAACTTGGACATCAACCGCTTGTGGGAAATTGGGGTCTTGACCTGCTGGCGTTGGCATCCTCCATCCTGCGTTTTGAAGGACTACATCAGCCACCGGAGCGATACCAGGGACCAAAGCAATCTTCTCACCTGCCTGCATCGCAGCAAAGGAAGCGGCCACGTTGTTCGACACCGTTTCACTGACCAGTTTCGAGATTTCTGCAGCCAGTTTGTCTGGCGAATACTTGAGCATCAGTTCCTTTTCCCTGAACTCGTTGTCTGCCTTGAGTTTTTCCATTTCTGGGCTTGGCCGGTCCTTGACCTCCTGAATGCCGTCAAGTATTTCCTTTTTGTTAGGGACATTCATCAAAGCCAGCATGTGCGGCAACACCACCGGCTGATACTCTGGCGGGAGAGATTTGAATGCTTCGGCCAGCGATACACTTTGTTGTTCTCGGAATGACGGCGTGCTTGGCACATCGTCCAGTGCGACCTTCAGCCGCACGCGCTGCACATCGTTTGTCAGGTACTTGATGCCTGTCTGCTCGTCCACGGAGGGTTGATTGAGCATCACTTGCCTGTCAGGTTTAAGCGCGTTACCCCGGATAGTCACTGTCTTTGGTTTGTCGGCCATGTCCTCGATGATCAGCGACAGCAGCAGCTCGCCAACGCGCGTGCGTGCAAACTTGAAGTTGTCCATCAGGCTGGCAAGCGACTGGTTCGCCTGCTCGACTTGCGTACTTTCCTGTATGCCTGATGTTGCGTTACCGCTCTGACCTTTGAAGCTGGCGGTGATGCCTGATGCCCGGTCGATGCCCATGCGTGCGTCGGCCAGCATCTTGAACTGCTGCTCTGACAACTGAAAGTCGCGTTTGCGCTCAAATTTCGCGCCTTGTTGCGCCATGTGGTTGGCGTCCAGCACAAAGTCAGCATCCACGCGAGCGGACATCTGGCGGAACTGCTCGTCGGACATGGCCACAGCGCCCTTGGTGCGGGTTGTCTCGATTGCACTCATGCCCCAGCGAATCTTGCTGATAGCGCTGTTGACCGCATCCTGCAGGTACATCATGCCGCGTACCCGTCCATAGGGAACGCCGGTACGGTCCTCTTTATGGCCCCAAAACGGCACATACGGAAAGTCCTGGTGCTTGTACGGTGTCGGGCCATCGTGCAGCTTGTGTGGTCCCATCCAGAAACTCACATACATGCGGCTGACAATCGCATTCTGCGGCTTGATGATGCCAGCGGCCAGCGCCTCGTTATGCATCTGGTTGGCCTTGTCGTACTCAACCACGCGGCCATCGGGTGTTTTGATCACTGTGACTTGCACCCAGCGGCGATACCAACACTCGAACAGGCACACACGGGCGTTTTCAATGTCGCGCCATTCCTGCTCCTCGATGCTCCAACCGCGCTGTTGGTCATAGCTCATGGCCAGATCGGTGCTTGTGCCGCCATCAACACTCAGCTCAAAGGCATCCGTCCAATTGCCGTTTGCTGAGATGTCGATCAGGTCTGCGTGTTGTGGAAACTTCAGCTTCACCTGGGCGATGTCGATCCATCTGCGGCGCACCAGATAACGGGCTTTTTTTAGTGCCGGCGTTCTGTCGAGCATGTCCCAGAAGATTTCATTTCGGTGAACTGCATCACAGCGGTACTCAAACAGAAATGGGTCGCTCTCGCGGGCCACTTCGACCCATCCCATGCCAACGCATACCTGCGGCAGGAATGCGTCTGTGCAGGCTTTGTCAGCGCCTGAATTGCGCTCAGCCTGGTTCATTTCGTAGTTCAAACCTTCTGCGACTTCATCTCCGTCGATACCGTCGGCAGTAATCTTCCAGTCTGTGCGGGTCTTAGCCTCCAGTCCGGTCACGGCCTCGATAGCTGGCCCGATCAGTGGCTCAATCGCTGGCGGCATACCAATCGACTTCATCTTTTGCAGTATTTCGCTATCGAGTTGATTGCCGTCAAAATACTCCATCTCCCGGTCGGCGGATTTGCGCCACTGAGGTTGATTCTGGATTTCAAGGAACCAGCGCGTGAACTGATCCAGGGTGAGTCCATCAGCGCCGGGCTGTTCGTTGAAGCGGCCTTGATTTGTGTTTGAGGTGTTCATAAGCGCCAGTCTGGTGGTGGTGGTGGTGATGATTCGCGCGCGAACTCGCTGGCCATGCGCTCGATGGACTGGCCAAGATACCTAAAGCTGTCGGCCCCGTGACTGAAAGAGTCATGTAGCGGGGTAGTAGGCTCATTTGTCTTTAGGTGAACATCGCGCCGGTAGCGTTTCAGACACTCAACCAGGCGTTGTGTCTTGTGTTTGTCGAAGTAGCATTTAGGGAATATGAGGCGAGCGGCCTTGATGCCTTCCTCAATGCTTGTCTGCGCCAACACGGTGACTGTTCGACCCATGGCGCGCAGCAGCTCTTCGGTACTCTTGCCGGTCTGAAAGTTGCGCGTCCGGCCGTCGTGTGGGATGTAATCGGTGCCCCATCGGTATGCGCGCTTGTTGAGCTCTGCGATGTACCAATCCAGTGTGCGATTTGAGTCCTCGATGTAATCCAGTATGCGTACATCCATCGGGCCGCGCTGAACCATCAGAATGACCATGCTGTCATTCCAGCCCAAATCCCAGACTGTGTGAACTGGCAGGATTGGATCGTAGGGCACATTACAAACCCGGCCGTCGTTGAAAAGCGCTTCAATCTCGTGCCGATAGATCGCACCATCAGCCACGCGGTTCGGTTTGCCTTCCCAAATGTGCTCATACGTCTCTGGGCTGACTCGTTGGGCCTTCAGGCGCTCTTGCTCAAGCACATACGGAAACCACGGGTTGTCGCGCCAGTTGATCTCACACAGCCATGTGTCATCACTGGGCGTCGTGATAAACCGGACATAGGTTTCATCCGTCTCCATGTCTGGGTTCATCGTCACCCAGATTTCAGAATCCGGCTTGCGGATCGTGGGTATCAGCGTCTCCCAGCTTTTGGCGCTGATGCTGTGGGCTTCTTCGCACCAAACCCTATCAGCGCCCTCGAACGACTTTATTGAGTCAACCGTGTGGCTTTGCAGGCCGGCAAACGTGATCAAAGAACCATTCTTGCCTCGAATCTCAGTGTCCAGCACTTCATAGAAATGGCTGTAACCCATGGCTTCAATCTGATCTTTGAGCAGCCTGTGAACCGAGTCACGCATTGATTTTTGAATCTCGCGGGCGCACAGGATGCGCAACGGTGTCTCTGCTGCCTGAATGATCAGTGCTCGCGCAACACCCCACGACTTCGCGCCGCCGCGTCCACCATACAAAACTTTGTATCTTTTTGGCAGGAATAGCGGGCGCAACTTCGACGGGAACTCGATCTCTGTCTCAGTCATACGAATTTGACCTTGACGACGTGTTGAACTGGGCCGCCATCAGCGCCGGTGATCGTTGCATCCAGCTTGTCGCCGTACTTTTTTGGCTGCAACTTTGACGCGTACCATTTGCGTGCGTCCACACGCAGGCGGTTTCTGGCTACTGCTGCAGCGCTCACGTCGAATACAACATCCTCGCCGTGGTGTTTCGCTTCAACTATTAGCTCATCTGATATTTTGACGATTTCATCAGCGTAATAGTCGGCTTGCTGTTCGCGCGCGCGCGCATATTTATCGGAAAAATACTTGTGTTTCGCAAGCCAATCAAAAAGCGTGCAGGCATTTTTGACCCCACATGCTTTTGCTGCTGCAACACCAGGCATTCCAGCCGCGATCAACTCACAAATTTTGTCTGCCTTCTCTGCTGTGTATCCAGTTGGGCGGCCCAAAACCGAAACCCCTTTCGGGGTAGATTTCTTGATCGTCTTGAGTTTTTTGTCAGTCATGCTGGGCATGATGCCGACAGGATGGCGGTGTTGCAAACCCTACTGGGGGGTGATCTATTTTTTGCTGTCGTATTAGGGTTTACCCATAGAAAATAAATCACCCCCCAGTAGGGTTTGCAACACCGCCATCCTGTC